ACTAAAGGCAGGACGTTTGTATCGGTATTTCATCCGGTAATCCTTTTACTTGAGAAGCTAATGAAAACAGACTCAGAACTAGACCTTTCAACTGCTATGACTGCCTTTCCTCAGAGGTTCGCTTATGTTGATAAATGTTCTAATCCTGACTGTACAGGAGGGACGTTATTAGATGGCCGTACTATTTGCCCTACATGTCACGGAACAGGTCAGCAGCAACTTCATGGAGGGGTAAAAGATGTTATTACGCTCACACTACCGCGTAACCCTACCGAGATGGTTGATCTTAATAACCTTCTTATCTATAAATCACCTCCTATTGAACTGCTTAATTTTAACAAAGAATACATCAATGATCTTCGTATCCTAGTGCATACAATGATGTTTAATAATGAGATAGCAACTCGCGCAGAGGTAGCAACAGCAGTGACGGCAACAGAGAAGAACTTTGGCTCTGATAATATGAATGATACTCTTTACCCTTTTGCGCGTAACTACTCTTCGTTATGGGAGTTTGTCGTTGAAGATATTGCCACATTTACCGACTTATCAGAGGGTCTTTCAGTACATCATAAGTTTCCTAATGACTTTAAATTCAAATCAATTACCGAGTTGATGGGAGAACTGAAGGTTGCTAAGGATGCGGGAGCTTCAACTTCAACCATATCAGCAATTGAAGATGATATTAATGCAATTCTTTATTCAGACAGACCCTCAGACCTTAAGAAGATTCAAATCAAAACAATGATGAATCCTTTTACAGGCTACACAGAGTCATCCGCAAGGTTATTAGTATCACAAGGGTTAACAACAGAATATAACTCTGTACTCTGGGCTAACCTTGAGAGTATCTTTAATGAACTTGAGGCAGAAGACCCAGGCATTTACAATAAAAAAATAACTCTTATTAAAGAGAAAGTCAAGATAAAGACTCAGGAATATATTGCGCAGATTAAATTAGAGATACCAGAACCAGTGTATAATCAATTCTAAGCAATGAAGTTTTCTATCGTAATGCCGTCCAGACTCATTCCTTATCCAAAGTGTGCCTCGTTTTTGGATCAGAAAATTGTTCGTGCAATTACTTCTGTGTTAAATCAGTCGTTTACAGACTTTGAACTAATAGTCATTGCGGACGGATGCGAAAAAACAAAACATATTATTAGTACCTTATTTGCCGACAAAAGACTTGTTTTGCTCGAATGCGAACATAAGGCATTGTTTGATAATTTACCACGTAATACAGGCATAAAGTATGCAACGGGTGATTATATTATCTACATTGATATAGATGACTACTGGGGCGAAGATCACCTTAAAACGATTGAAAGTGAGTTGAAAGACTATGACTGGGTTTTTTATAATGACATAATCTATAACGGCGACTGGATTGAAAGAGCCTGTAACATTAAAACTCTTGGCGGTTGCGGAACTTCAAATGTCTGTTATAGGCGATCTTTAAACATCAAATGGGGTCGTCCGGGCTATGCACACGATTACTATTTCATTAAACAATTACTTACCTTTACAAATAGTTCAAAAATAACCACTCCGGAGTATTACGTTATGCATATTCCGGGATTATTCGATAAATGATGAAAGTAGCAGCCATAACAATAACGTACAATCGACTTGAGTTGACTAAAATAACAGTTGATTCATTCTACTCAAAGACGAATGTAGATCATCATGTCTTTGTCGATAATGGAAGTACAGACGGAACTCAGGAATATCTTAAACCTAAGTTCTCACATATATTCCTTGAAAAGAACTATGGCATAACTGAGGCTTTCCGGTTTGCAGCGGAACAACTCTTTGAATATGACCTTATTCTCAAGTTAGATAACGACATTGAAACGGTAACAGACGACATAATAAATAAGATGTTAGCGTTCTATGAAAAGCATGGAATGAAATTTGTTGCTTCCCCTAATGACTTAAATCTTGACCCATCATTTGCACCTCGATCACTTAGTAAACTTCGCATGGGTGATTATAACGTGAACTTTGTTACTCATACCGGAGGAGCTTTTCAGATGATACCTTCAGAGATTTGTTACAAGTTACTTACAGACTATAACCATTTTAAGTTAGGCGATCAGGCTATTGGAGAGTTTTATCGCGCTCACGGTTATAAACCTATCTATCTTACTGACTTACAAATGAAACATATTGGATTCAATCAAACCTCACCAAATTATATATTATGAAAGCACTTTTAATTTATAAAACTAAAAAGGGCAAAGAAGCAGTAATTTATTTGCCGGCCGATTTTCCTTATGGGATAAGTCCTAACTTCATTACTACACAAAAACTTATATTTGAAGTAAGTCACACTGAACTTCGCATTGATACAATGACTTATTATATATATGCAAATAAGGTAAAATAACTATGAAAGCAGAAATAGAGGAAGGAATGTTAATGATAATAGCAGAAAACAAAACCGAAACATATGCTATAAGTCAGTGGTTTAATAATCATGCGGATGGATGTTCTTATTATCTGAAGGCATTAGATCAGCGGATAGATATAGGTTATAAATCAGAGTACGAAAAAAAGAAAATAACATTATTCCACAGAATTTGGCTTAAAATACAACTGTTTTTTTACAGATGACCTACGATCTTATCATAGTATCACAAAGCAAAGGCGAGTTAATCCAACTCACTGAGAACTGTATTAAGTCAGCACGAAAAGACAATGCTGAACTTAATATCATTGTGGTTGAGACTGGTTATCCTTATAAATATGATGTCGATAAGATAGTAGAATACAATGGAGTATTTAATTATAACCGCGCTTTGAATCTTGGTTTGAAATATGCTAAGTCTGATTTTCAGATCCTTGCAAATAATGACATTATCTTTCATGAAGGATGGTCTAAGATTGGTGATATAATGGCAACTAACAACTATCTTTCAGCTTGTGCATTATCTAATGATGTCAGACAGGTACATTTTAAGAAAGGGTTATTAGCTTACGAAGGCTACTCAATAGGCTACCAACTTGCGGGATGGTGTATATTCACACATAAGTCACTCTGGAGTTATATTGGCAAACTTGACGAGAAATATCAGTTTTGGTTTTCAGATAACCTTTACGCAGAGCAGTTAAAGAAGGCAAACATCAAACACGCTCTTATTTGTTCTGTATTTGTAGATCATTTAGGTAGTCGGACTTTAGCAAAACAGGATCGGAGAATACAGTCGCAGTACACATTTTCACAAGGTCGCGGAACGCGGGAATTTAGGAGGCTTAGATAATGGCAAAGGAAAAAGCATCTGAGAAGTTAATTGAGAAGATATACCGAAGGAAGTATGAGGATATTGCAATGGTATTTTTCGTTGATGGTCAGCGGTCTATTGTGCCGGCTATCTCAGTAGAGAAAGCACTATATAACTTCTTTAAACATATCGGCGAGGAAGATTATAACATGGAGAGCGCGCTAACAATTTACGGCAGGTTAAAAAAAGAATACTATGAGAGTACCAAGACGAATATCTGAAATACTTACAAAGAAACAGGACTTCATTAACATGAATAGAGATAGGTTAGAAAGCTCTGTTTTGAAACTTCAAAGCAAGCTACTTGATACTATCATAGCTGAGGTAATACCTTCCTTAGATATTAAAGACGGTGTTATATTAGATACAACTCATAATTATCGCATCCTAGCTGATTTAGATAAGGTTTACAAAGACTTTACAATTCTAAGCGGTCAAACTATCGGATCACAAGTGATAAGCACTACAAACGGTTTAATCAACTTAGGAAGAAACTATTTTGCAGTCGCTATCCCGGATATTGTAACTCGTTTTGATAGGATCATTGAACTTACGGCAAGTAAGATGAATGCGCGGATAGGCATAACTCAATCCAGTACGGTATCGGGAGGGTTCTTAGATTCAATCATTAAAGACGGTTCTGTTAATTCTCAGATTAAGAACTTCGTAAGTAAGTCAATAACAGGTCAGATTAATATGAAGGATTTCATTAAAGGACTTGGCGACCTGATAAATGGCGTTCCGCATGAGGTCTTAAAAGATGGTGTTAATACTATAATTCAGACCGGAGCTTTGGAAAAACAATACCAGCGATATGCTTATGACCTTTACCAACAGTATGACAGGGCGTATAACGTCACTCTTGCAGACGAGTTTGAAATGAAATACTTTCTTTATCAAGGCGGGTTAATTGATGATTCACGAGACTTCTGCGTATGTCATAACAACAAAGTATGGAGCACTGATGAATCTGCTGACTGGGATACTTGGAAACCTTACATGGGTGAATATCCCGAAGGGTACACGATCAAACAGAAAGACATTTACGATATTCCTTCTTACTTGGGCTATCCAGGTTATCAGCCTTTAATTGATTTCGGAGGGTACAGGTGCAGACATTCAATAGGCTTTATTTCAGATGAACTTGCCTTTGAGTTACGACCTGAATTAAAAGGAACACAATAAAATAATTCAAACTATTTTGCTAAGTATGATTTTTGTCATATTAGGATTTAAAATAATTATTTAATTTTGACCTATTAATATAAATGTACTATGAGAAAAGATACTTATACACCCGCGGGACTTCCAACTCACGAAGAAATTATGAAAATGTTTCCTGATACTAATTTTGTCCATATTTTTGATCCTAGGGATATTAAAGAAATGAACCGTAGAAAGGAAAAGAAAACATTCCAACCGCTCAGGCATGAATTATATTCTGTCAATCCTGATTTTAATGGTGTTTATTCCGATCCTGAAAATAGATAATTATGGACAAAAGACTATTTGCATTTTTAAAAGATCGGAAGATCTTTACGGGAGGTCATAAAACATTTCGTGAATATATGGATGCCAGAGAGACGAAAACAGAAAACAATGACCGCGCTCGAAAAGGTTTTAAGAAAGCCAGACATAAATAAATTTGTTTATTAAAAATATACTTCATAAATTTGAAGTGTTATAACAGGAATATTCCTACAAAACAACAAAAAAAAGAAAGTATGAAAAAAATGCTTATCCTTGCACTGATCGGACTATTCTATATAGGTATCAGTGCCTTTATCCCGCCCTCGCAGGTGGTGGTTGATAATGATGTTGGTTACTCGTTAACCGCAGATCAGATTGAAACCGTAGTAACAATTCTCCCGTTTGAAAGTCCGGTCATTGCCGGTGAAGTAAATTACCTATTAGTCAGAGGGGTCAGTGTGCCTGATAAGGGTCTGACTAATCAGGATATGAT